ATGTTTGAGGTTATCGAGGTCCAGAAGGACTGGGTGATTGATGAAGAGTGGATGGGGACGAAAACGAAGTTTTGGGTGTCCATTCCTCCTGATCAAGACGTTTGGTTGTTCAAGCACTCTCGCGTATCTGGCAAAAATTTTGCCGGAGAGCATTGGTCTGAAAAGCTGGCCAGCGAGATTTCAAAAAAACTTGGTGTTCCCTGCGCTGACGTCGAATTAGCGTCCTTTGAGGGGCAGCCTGGTTGTTTGAGCCGGAAATTTAGCCAGCTTTCAGACGGAGTAGAGCTTGTACACGGCAACGAGCTTCTAGCAGGTGCCATCCCTGGTTATGACCAATCTCAGAATTATGGGCTCAGCACCCACACGCTGAGCAATATTTTGGATACGGTCTGTACATTAATGCCAACGTTGGCATCCAAGTACGAAGCAGTCGTGTCACTCGGTGGGATTATTACTCTGGATGCTCTGATAGTTAACGTAGATAGGCATCACGAGAACTGGTGTGTGTTTCGTTCAAGGGAGCAAAATGCCGTAAAGCACTGGGTTGGTCCATCCTTTGATCATGCTTCGTCGCTAGGAAGAGAGCTGAATTCGGAAAAGATTGATTCTTGGTTGCGATCCGGGCTTGCCAACCGAGGCGAATGGTATGTAAATAAGGCTAGGGGAGCGATTTATTGGAATTCCTCTGGGTCAAAAGGGACTAACCCTATAGAACTGCTGAAGCAAGCCCACGCGCGATGGCCAGAAATGGTCGCCCCATGGGTTGAGCGGCTCGCTAGGATTGACATTGATGAGCTCTGTAGGCTGCTAGACGAAATTCCCGAAGGCTGTATTGAGCAACCTTGTAGGGAATTCACTGCCGACCTACTCAGGTATACCTACCGTGAGCTGACAGGAATCAGATGATGAATACTTTATTTTTGGCATGGAGATCAGGTTACACGGTCGATGCTGCGATTCCTCCAAAAGCCAGCTGGTTTCCGATTGGTCGCCTGGATCGGGCGGTTGATGGCGGGGAACGTTATACATTCCGCTACTTGAAAGGCGCGAAAATTGCTAAGTCTGTAGCCGGATTCAGCCCTCTGGAGGCGTTCCCGGTGATGAATGATGTGTACACGTCTTCTGAGCTGTTTTCTGTATTTTCGAATCGCATCCCAAACCCACGACGTTCAGATTTCTCTGAAATAGTTGAACGGATGGATCTAGAGGATAAGGCTGATCCTTTTAGGATTTTGTCTATTTCCGGTGGTTCGAGGCAGACAGATACGCTGGAAATTTTCCCTCTTCTGACGACTTCGCCTGACGGCGATTTTGTTTGCCGGTTTTTTATTCATGGCAGTAGGTTCATGCACGAGTCGTCGAATCTAGCTATGAATAATCTCGCGGTTGGGGAAAAATTGAGAGTTTGTTTTGAGGCGAATAATCCCGCGACTGGTTGGGCTATTCAGCTACAAACTGTTAATAAACCTCAAATCATTGGTTATGTACCACGCTATCTACTCCCTGACCTGCACTCTATCCGTAAAAGTGATGATCAAGAGTCATTGAGCGCTGTGGTCACCCGAGTGAATCCTGCTCCTGCTCCTCTGAACCAGCGGTTTCTTGTTGAACTGACCGGTCGATTACCCGCAGGCCAGTCAATGATGAGTTCAACAGAGTTTGAAATTCTCTAGTGAGGTCGCAGCCCGATCGTAATCGGGCTGCGCCTCCCGTTGTGAAAACCTAGTTCTCAGCTTCTGAACCCCAGCATTTTCGACACGATACCTGCCATGCTCTTGGTGTCCTTCGGTATCCATCTCCCGTAGTGCTTTCTCACCATTGTCGTATCTGCGTGTCCGAGTTGACGGGCTACCCATTCGACCGGGACGTAGCTCGACAGCATCTGGCTGGCAAACGTATGGCGGCACTGGTTGGCGCCTCGGTGACGAACCTCTGCTTTTTTCAGGTGGGCGGTGAACCAGTTGCTCAACGTTTTGCTGTTCCAAAGTAAACCGCTGGTCGAGCTGCGGAAAAGGAACCTCACCTTCATCTTCTTGGACGTGATGTTGTCGCGCTGGATAACGGTGATTTCCTCGGCTACGACATCCCTGGCGGCGGCAACTATCTCCCGCATCAGTTCTAGTGCCGGGTCTATAAGCTCGATGACTCGGACCCTGGAACGCTCTTTGGGGACTTTGAACTCGCCCACGACCAATGCGCGGCGTACATGCACCAGGCCGGCATCAAGGTCTACATCTTCAACGGCAAGCCCAATGAGCTCTGAAAGGGACATCCCGGCCCAGCAGTTGAACTCAATCATCCTGGCATCAGGCCGGCGGTCCGGGTCCGTCTTGCCGATCGATTCGATCTCGGTGCGACTGAAGGGGTCGGCATGCTCCAGGTCCACGTCCGATCCGACGTTGCAGATCCTGTCGAGTGGGTTCGCCTTCAGGATCCCGTCGCCGAAGGCGTCCGCCCACACCCCACGAACGACGGTGAAAATGTCGTTTACTGTCTTCGGGGCGAGGCCCTGCTTTAGCAGTTGTGCTTGAAACAGCTCAATATCGCTCTTGCTGATGTCGACAAGTCGGCGCTTGCCGAACTTCTTTTCTACGTGCACAGCCTTGCTCACATAGTTGATGACAGTGCTCGACGCTTTAAGCGCGCGCTGAACCTCCAGCCACCGCTCAATCCCTTCCTTTACAGTGCGCTTGAGTGAAGGGCCGCCGGTTCCCGTGAACATGGCAGCCCTGGGCGAGTTGGGAAAATGGGCTGAATAGTCGAAGCGACCCTCTTTGATTTCCGCGAGAATGGAACGGCGTTTGTTGTCGGCATAGGCGATTGCGGCCTTGTTTACTTTCAAGACTCCTTCCAGGGGTTCCCGGCACCGTTGGCCGTTAAAGATGAACCAGATGCGTAGCTGCTTTCCATTCATCTCAACGCCGGTCGGCATCTTGGCGCTCATGGTTTTCCTTCCATCCAACGTTCAATGGCCGCGCGGTTGTAGACGATCACGTTGGCTGGGTCGTAACGCCAATGCTTGCCCTCAAGCCACAGACCTCGGGTGCGATATTTGCGAACCGCTTCCGTGCTTAGGCCGAAGACTGGATACAGCAGATCCTGGCGAAACCAAGCGCCTGGTGTTATGTGGAAGTCGAGTTTCTCTGCTGCGCTCATTGTGGTTTCTCCCCTGCGCGTCGGCCGATACCTTCGGCCTGGAGCTGCTTTCTGCATTTTTGATGGTTGCCGTGTGCTCGTGACTTGTTGCACTTGTCACAGATGGTGTTCAGGTCGAGCGGCGGCATCTGTCCCCGGCGGATTCGTACTGTTCGGCGAAGGGCTGTCATGCGGCCTCCTTTACAAAGTCGGCCAGCAACAATGCGTTTTTTGCATCCTTGTGCAGCTTGCGCAGGGCGTCATTGCCGATAAGCACGGCTAGTTGTCGATCGAACTCTTTGCGAAAGCGCATCAACTCCAGCAATTCGGTGGTCGCCTTGGCGCACTGGCGCTGAAGCTCACCGGCTGCCTCGGGTGTTAAACGCAACAATGGGATAAGACGATTCATGCTGCGTCCTCTTGTGCTACTTGCTGCAGAAGGACGGCCATGTCGAGCGCTTGATCGCGGAGGGCGCGTGAGTCACGTTCAAGTTTTTTGCCTGTACGGAATGCGCTGAAAGTTTCTGCCGCAATTCTCAGTTGTTCGGCGATGGTCAGCAGAGTCTGGCGTTCTGGTTCCCCTAGTTTTGAGGCGGCCAATGCGCGCTCATAGTGGGAGTAGAGTTGCTTGTGGCGGTCCTGTGCCTGATCAAGCGATCGTTTAAGGTCCTGGATCGTCCCTGAGCTATCTGATTGCTGAATAGCCTTGCCTTCGTCGATGCCTTCGATGCGACCATCAATCAGGCCCCCTCGATAGCCGGCCCAATAGAGGATCGCGGCTGCGAAAATGATGCTAATCAATGCGCAGATTTGAATTGCAGTCATGTGGTGTGCTCCTGGTGGTGTGTTGGCTTGTGGTGGCAGCCAATTGGTGTGTTATTCGTTGTCTGGATCGGGTGGATCTGCCAAGCCACACATCAGCTTGGCCTGGTGGGGCATGTAGCCCTCCTCTCGTAGGGCGTCGTAGCGCTGATAATCGGGGGCAAAGTAGCTGCACCCATCACACAGTCGGCTGGCCTTTTCTTCGACAGACAACGGCGTATCGCAGTGTCTGCATTTATCGAGCAGCGAAATGTCACACCTCGTCGCCGGCGGATTCTGGTCGCGGCATATCTTCATCCGCCCTATAGGCGCGAATGTCGATTAGCGAGGCCACATGCTTGATGTGGGCGTACTTCGGTGCCTTGCGGCTGTTGACCAGTGTTGTCACGGGCAGTTGAATTCGGCCTGTGGTAATTGCGTCGGCAAAAGATCCTTCGTTGAGGTTCCGGAAGTACCGTTCGCGCAACTTTTCCACCGGGATCAGAACGTCACCAAAGGTCCGGTACAGCAGTTCGACTGTCACCGGATCGGGTGCGGGCAGCAGTCTTAGTGGCTGTTGGTCAGCGTGTGCAGTCATTGGGTTTCTTCCGTTGAGGATGATTCCAGGCATTCAGGCAATGGCGTTTAGTCAGCTCCCGCAGATGCTCCGGCACTTCGAGGAGCGCGGCGTTGCGCTCCTCGCGTGTGCGCATGGCGACTATCTGGCGGGCGTACTCCCTAGGCCACGTCACGGTTGTCTGCCGGGATGGCTGGCAGTTCGAGCCCTAGTTGCTCGGCCAGCCAGCGGATACCGGCTTGGCGGACCTTGGTCGACTGGCTGTACTGCATGCCAGCGGTCTCGTGGTACCAGTTGCTGTCCTTGACCCGCAGGTACTCGCGGTCCCGCACAGGGAAGGCAGGTAGGTTGCGGTCGTTGAACAGGCCCTTTTCACGCATGAGAGCGATCAGCTTTGGGCGGGTGAGGCCGAAGTACTTGGCGGCTTTTGCCAGGCTACGTTCCATCTCGGCCTCCTAGGCTGCATGCGCGGCGGGTGTCGCCACAGCAGCCAGATGGGTGATGGACTCGGCCACCATGGAGTAGATCTCCACGTCGCTGCCGTACACCGTAAAACACTTGGTGCGCGGCTTTCTGACGCCGATGCTCATGATGGTGGTGATGCCGGCGCGGGTTTTGCTGCGGTGGATTGCCAAGTTGATCGGTTGCTCGAAGCCCATATCGAGACTGAGAGCGCCGCCGGTTTGCACTAGGTCGAATACCTGCTGCTTGTGTTCGGTCTCGAACGCGCCGTAGCGGCGGTCTGCGTGCTGCAGAGAGGATGGATCGGTTGGGTTGGTTGGCCCGTTCACGATCTCCTCAATGAAGTCCGCAAGCTTGAGGTGCATCTTCTTGGTGTTGGCCAGGGTCAGCGTGTGGCGTTCGCTGCCCAGCTCAACGGTGAAGTGCGTGTCGACTTTGCGGCGCTCGACGTTCAGGCGGAAGGCCAGGGCCTCACGCTGCGTTTCGGCGCGTAAGTGGTGGTTGAAGGTTTGGGTCAGGTTCACCTGGGCCTTGAGCAAGGCCAGGGTACGGTTGTCGAGTTTGTACTTACTCATGCCGCGTGCCCTCCGTCGTTTGGATCGAATGGGGCGGGCGTGAAGCGCTGTTGCGGTTTGGGTTTGGACGCGATGAAGGCGCAGCCGCAGTCTTGTGCCAAGCGGCGGATTTCGAAGATGCGGGCGGGGTTAGCAGCGGCCGGGTGGACGTGCAGGGTGGCTGTGGTGTGCATGGTGTTGCCTCGCTCTGTGGTGGAAGAGTGAGGCAATGATAACCTTCGGGGTTAACTCGTCAAGCTTAAATTAACCTATTAGGTTATTTTGTGTCACTTCCATGTCCAATCTGCGGGCATAAGGCCGGAAGCCAGTTGGTCGACAGTGGCGATGTAGATTCTACAAGTAAGGTCAAGAGGTCTCGCGAGATTATGGAGAGCGGTTTTAATATTATGTTGATTTGATTCGCTTGTGGGTTCATTTAAGATCACAACAAGGTGCAGTACAACTTTACGGCTTGAAACGCTGTAAATGTTTTGAGCTGCTAAGCTAGCTTTTGTGAGTGTCGGTCCAAAGCGGCTAGGTGCAAAACGCTGTTTGTCAAAGTATTTGACTTCAGCAATATGGATGGTGTCGCCTTGATCGGCAATGGCATCAAATATCAATGGTTTTTCAAGAGAAGGAATGTCGAATTTAACCTTCGCAGAGAATTGTATGTTCGTGGAGAGCCTAAGCTTTTCTATTGAGCGTTTTTCTATGTATTCAAGTTTCGCAATTGATTCAATGTTGCTTCGTTTCTTGAAGCCTTCAAAATCAAATTTTGTTTCTGTGAGTGGATGATCAGAATCGGTACTGTTTTCTTCTTGCGAATTGGCTGACTCCATCGTCTCGGCCTGATCTGCGACGACTGGAATTGGCGGATCTTCAGGGATTGGTGCAGGTTGCTCTACTACTGGGCTTTCTTCTAAAGGCTGAAGGGTAGCATCAGCTTCTTGGACCTCAGCGTTTAGCTTTTCGTCACGCTCGTTTGGGGTAACTATCCCGAAAAGATTTAAGAAATGGTTTTGGTTCTTGTAATCTGACGGTGCATATAATGTTTTGTGATTGAAGTTTAGGGTTAAGAAAAAAGCACCAACGAGTAATACAGGGAAGGTCATTAAGAACCATATGTAAGTTGCTTGGTTCTCAGGTGCGATAAACGGTAGTACAGCAGTTCCACTGATTTCGGCTATTGCTGCAAATCGTGAAATTACAGTTAATGGGTTTTTAATGTGTCCTATATGTTCTGACATTATCTATCCGTGATTTAATTGGTTTTTAGTTTTAAAGGTCAGAAATTTTCCAGCGGGCTCTCCCGCAGATAGTCCATTCTTCAGTCATTTTGATAATACGATCTGGCCAGTCGGGATTGATTGCGAATAGGTACTGCTCGTCGCCTTCTTGCTTTAACTGCTTCAATGTCGCTGCTTGATCCCTTGTCCTTTTGGCGGCGACGAAATGCCCTGGATGTGCTTCGAGTGAAGGATCTATAACAATTTTATCCCCTTCAGTGAATTTGGGTTCCATGCTGATTCCTTCGACGCGCAGGATAAAGGCACGTGGGCCCACCGGACCTGGTGCGTCAATCCACTCTTCTGCGTCTCTCGGGTCAAAGCTACCGTTTGTCTCGCACCAAACGCCAGCAGCAATTGATCCAATCACAGGCAGTTTTCTGCCGGTGTGGCTAAGGATGGTGGCATTGTTGAATTCACCAACCCCATAGGGCATATCTAAATATCCATTGTGCAAATCAAGAGCTTTTTCAATTTGTCGTGCGATAAGGTCGCCTATACCTTTGGTTGGATTTTTTCCCCCAAAAGCGCTGACTTGTGCCGGGGCCTTACCAAGGCGTTCGGCAATGTCGGTCAGGCGAAGCTTTTTCTCGGCCAGGACCCTGCGGAAATTCTGTAGGCGAGTATCTGAAATTTTCATCGGTTGATTTTGTCTGGATTAACCCTGTAGGTGAATGTCCTATTTGGTGTTGCAAAAAATAACCTTTAGGGTTAACTTTGTGGTCAAGGAGGAACACCCTATGAAACTGCGCGACTACATCAACCATTTGGACTCTGACGCGCTTGAGGCGTACGCGGGCCGTTGCAGTATCGCTTTGAGCTATCTTCGCCTTCACGTCAAATATGCGAGCAAGGATCCCAGTGTTTCGCTGATCAAGTCGCTGGCTCGTGAGAGTGAAGGATTTGTATCACTCGCAGAAGTTTTGGAGCATTTCGGTGTTACTGAAACTCCTTCAGCGGGAAAAGCTGCATAGAAAAAAGGCGACCCAAGGGCCGCCCAGTTCCTCCCGGCACACACCACCACAGTGCTGTCGGGTCGCGATAAAGAGTTGCGGGCACACCACATGCAAACCACCTCCCTTTATCGCGATGCCAAGACACGGATGTCTTGGGTTGCTGCCTTTTCCACCACAGATTAGGCAGCTGTTGCGCCAGAGGTGAGCAACAGATTGTTCGCCTCGGCACGGTGCCGGTTTCGATCCCTAGATCTAGCCGGCGTTTGGGCCCTTTCAAGCCACGCGGCAAATGTAACACCACTGCATGTCGCGGGGCACTGGCAACTTAGTAGGATTAATGCCATGAGCCGAGTAGCTTTAAGCTGTGTTGATCGAGCGCAAAGGGAAGTCCTGACGCTCGAATTAGCCCTGTACCACGCCGCACGGGACTATCCCGGCGGTGCCGCTGCAATCGCCGCCACCACCGGCCGCAATGCCACCACGTTGCAGCACAAGTTGTCTCCTACCCATCCCTCTCACACCGTCAATGTCCAGGAGTTCGGCGAGATCCTCGAACTGACCAAGGACCGTCGCATTCTCGATGCTGTGCACGGTCTTGTCGGTGACACGATCTGGCAGGAGCTGGCCGAGGCGTATACCAACGACATGCCTGAAACCCTCACCACGGGGATCGCGCAGTTCTTCCGGCAGGTTGCGGATTTGTCCGAAACCTGGGCCAAGCACATTGGTGACGGCAAGGTCGATGACGGCGAGCTGGCCGAAATTCGCCAGTTGGTATTTCGAGGTATCCAGGGGTTGTTGGGCATGTACAACCGCGCCCGTTACGTCAACCAGACGACTCGCGGGGTGGAACGTGGCTGATATCGCTGACTTTGCAAATGACCTGGTGCAGGAACGGATCGATCAAGCTGTGGCTGCACGCCTGGCGCTGATGTCCAGCACGGCACCGCACTCCCTGATGTTCTGTGATGAGTGCGACGAACCTATTCCTGAAGCGCGCCGCTTGGCACAGCCCGGTTGCACGCTCTGCATTGGGTGTAAAACCGCTGATGATCTGAGGGCTTCCCGTTATGCTCGATGACGTGCTCAATCAGTTCGCAGACTACGGTCTCGAACCCGCTCAACCCCTCGTATTCGGAAAGCTCACCCGCTGCAAAACCACCCAGGATAAGGGCAAGGAAAAGAACGGCTGGTACGTCATCCACGAACACCGCACCGAAAAGAACGAGACGCTGATCTTCGGCAGCTTCGGTGACTGGCGCTCCGGCGAAACCCAGAAGATCAAGGTCAAGGCCGGTCGTATGAGCCCTGAAGAGCGCGAAGTCATGCGCGCTCGCCAGGAGGATGCCAAGCGCAAGGCTGCCGAGATCGCGGCCAACGCGTCACGTCGAGCGGCCAACCGTGCTGCCGGACTGTTCAAGCGAATGCCGGAAAAGGGTAAGAGCGCCTACCTGGATCGAAAGCAGATCGTAGGCTTTAAGGTTCGCTATGCGCCACGTACAGGCGCATTTTTAGTGCCCATGTGCAACGTGCGCGATCAGATCGTTGGCCTGCAGGTGATCTTCCCCGCGAAGCAAGAGGACACTGGGCGCGACAAAGCGTATTGGCCCTACGGCATGTCGAAGGAAGGCGCTTTCCACTTGATCGGCCCGCACCCTGAACCGGGTGAGCCGGTGCTGGTGTGTGAGGGTTATGCCACGGGTGCAAGCCTGCACATGGCGACTTCGCTCGCTGTCGCCGTCGCCTTCGACGCGGGCAACTTGCTGTCGGTCTCCAAGGCCATGCGCGAACGTTTCCCCGGTTGCCCGCTGATCATCTGTCGTGACGACGACTGGAAGACCAAGCGCCCTAACGGCGATCCCTGGAACCCTGGCGAAGAAAAGGCCAACAACGCCGCTCTGATCGTCGGTGGTCAGGTGGTTGCTCCGGTGTTCTCCGGTGAGCGCGAAACCAAGTGGACCGACTTCAACGACCTGCATATTGCAGAAGGCCTAGAGGCGGTCCGCCGTCAGGTGCTGGCGGTGGTCAGGCCTCCTGCAGCTGGTGGTTGGAAGGATCAACTGGCCCGAACCGAAAACGGATCTTTGATAGCGCACATGCAGAATGTCGAGCTGATTCTTGGCAACGATGAGCGTTGGGCCGGAGTGATCGGCTTCAGCGCATTCAGCTCAAAAATCGTGAAGTTACGCGCCGCCCCATACGGTGGCGGTGTTGGCGACTGGGCAGATATCGACGACATGCTAGTAATGAAGTGGCTCGCACAACAGTACAACCTTCGGGTCAAGGCCAGCAGCGTGATCGAAGCGGTCAGTGTGGTTGCCCATGATCATGCCTTCCATCCTGTACGCAATTACCTCCATGGTCTGGAATGGGACCGAGTTCCAAGGTTGGCTACCTGGTTGACTGACATCATGGGCGTTGAAGCAACTGACTACAGTTCGAAGGTTGGTAAGCGCTGGATGGTGTCAGCGGTTGGGCGCGTGATGCAGCCAGGTTGTAAGGCTGACTCGGTGATGATCCTCGAAGGGGCACAGGGCGCAGGTAAATCAACAGCAATGTCTGTGCTAGGCGGTGCCTGGTTTATGGATACACCTTTCGCCCTGGGCGATAAGGATGGTTTCCAGGCGATTCGTGGTAAGTGGATCATAGAGCTGGGGGAGCTAGATAGTTTCAACAAAGCTGAATCCACCAAGGCGAAGCAGTTCTTCTCTGCGTCGACTGACACCTATCGCGAGAGCTATGGCCGAAGAACGATGGACGTGCCACGCCAGTGTGTTTTTGTGGGTACTACCAACCAAGACGAATATCTCAAAGACGCCACGGGTAACCGGCGTTACTGGCCTGTCGCGTGTACCAAAGTCGATTTGGAACAGTTGCGCGAAGTCCGCGACCAGCTCTGGGCCGAAGCGATGTTCTGTTATCAGTCCGGTGACATTTGGTGGGTCAACCGGGATGAGGCTCCACTATTCGCCGAGGCGCAGGAGTCGCGCTTTGTCGTGGATGAGTGGGAAGGTCCGGTCGTCAAGTGGTTGGAAGAATCTCAGATCGGCGCAACAGCGAGCGGCGAGGATATTTTGGCTGGTGCGTTGAAGCTCGATTATGGCCACTGGGGCAAGCCTGAGCAGATGCGTGTCGGGGCGATCATGCATCGACTCGGATGGCGAAAGGTGCGACTGCCGCCGTTGCCCAAAAGTGGTATTCGGCCATATGCCTACAAGAAGCCAGATCATTGGGGCAATACATCAGCGCTGCAGGTTGATAGCGCACGGGATGAGGAGCCTTGCTTTGATTAAACGAATCGATGAAATGCTCAAGCTCTGGGCGCAGGATCTGCATTCGCCAGTGCCCGAAGGCTCTGGTGGGCCAAGTGGCGGCAACATGATTGCCATGCTGATGGAGTGCAAAGGGGAGTTGATACGCGGCACGCGTGGCAGTCGGGTACTGTTAGATGAATCGGCCGACATCGAGCTCATCGTCAACAAGCACTTGCCGCCGCAGCTGTCGGTCGTCGTGCGTGAACACTACTGCAACCACGAAAGCTTCCTGTCGCAGAAGTACACCCACTGTGGGTGTAGTCGCGATACCTACTATCAGCGCCTGCATGAAGCGCACCTGCACATTGCCGGCATGCTGATGGGGAAGGCTGCGTGACCTTTCGCACACTTGCGCCTACAACTGTCCTACTGTCCGGCCTTGCCCTACCTCAAGTTTGTAAGGTAGGACTGCTGGAGGCCGCGCATTCCGTGGCCTGTCCTACCTCCCTACCTAATATCGCACGACGCACACATGAGCGTAGCGCGTCGCATCACGCGCCGCTGGCGCGCATGCGTTTTTTTAGTTTTCTCTCTTTACACGAGAAAAAGTTAAAGGAGGTAGGGCAGTAGGGCAAGGCCCCGAATTCAGCGGGCTCCAGCTGTCCTACCTCCCTTCTGAATAGTGGGGCAGGTAGGACAGCGCCGGAGGCGCTGGAAGCCGAAATAAAGATATTCACCGACATTGCCTAGGCGTAGACCAGACATTCACCGGGTGGCATTAAAACAGGGTTGCTGCCACCGGAATCCACCTGTAAAAAGTAGTCATCTTCGATAGGTGCGACCGCGAGCAGCGGGACACACCACCACACTAAACCCGGCCATTGCGCCGGGTTTTTGCGTTTATGGGGTAGGGCGATGACAAACGAGCAGCAAGCGCTTATTGAGATGCCGATCTGGATGGTGATCCTGCTATCCCTGATCGGCGGTATTTCCGGCGAGGCATGGCGGGCCGACAAAGCGGGGGTAAGCGGCTGGTCATTGGTTCGCCGCTTGCTGCTTCGATCCGGGGCCTGTGTGGTCTGCGGGCTCTCCACCATGATGTTGTTGCACGCATCGGGCATGTCGGTCCTGGCGGCGGGGAGCATTGGATGCCTGACGGCTATGGCCGGCGCCGATGTTGCCATCGGGCTGTACGAACGCTGGGCCGCCAAGCGGTTAGGCGTGTGCGATGTGCCGCCCTCGAGCAGTGGGCAGGCATGATGCGCTGGAGGCCACGGATTACGTGGCTTGTAGCGGGGGGGTCAAAATGGTGCGCCGAAATTCGCTGGGGACCCTGGCGGCATTCGAGGGACACGGGGCATGAAACCCGCGGGAAAGCGTTAGCGGGTGGGCTGCCAGCTTACTGAAATTCAATCCATTGAAATTGAAAGGTTTCCATTGAAAAGCCGTTGAAAAGGAGGGCTTATGACGGATCCACTGTTTCTGTCTAAAAGCGCTTTCGCGGTTCGCATCGGCAGGACGCCGAGTTACATCACCTGGCTGAAAGGCAACAACCGCCTGGTCCTTTCGCCGGACGGCAAGATGGTTGACGTGCTGGCAACTGAAGCGTTGATCGTCGAAACCGCCGACCCCAGCAAGGCCGCCGTCGCTGCTCGACACCAGCAGGACCGGATCCAGCGTGACGTATACAGCCAACTGTCCCCCCTGGTCGAGCCGACCAACACGGCTGCGCCGCAGCAGCCTATTGCTGTCGGCACCAAGGGCCACGACTTCCAGAAGGCTCGCGCCATGCGCGAACACAACTTGGCGCAACTAGCCGAGATCGAGCTGCACAAGGCGCAGGGCTCGCTGGTTGCCAGGGATGCAGTGGAGCTGGGGGCCTACAACGCGGGGCGACATCTGCGTGACCAGTTGTTCGGCCTGCTCCCCCAGCTTTCCCACAAGGTGGCAGCCATGACCGATCCTTGGGACATCGAGAAACACCTGGCGGCGACACTTCGTAAATCACTGGAAGAGGCTGAGCGCATGTCCTCGTCCGACCTTGAACGAGCAATGACAACGAGCTGACCTATGACCACGGAATTTCCTGACGGTGACCGTGCGTACCGTGAGGCATATTTCCGTGGGCTGCGACCCGACCCAGACCTCTGGATCGACGAGTGGGCCGACGAGTACATGCGCATCCCACGGGACACTGGCGCCCCTGAGCCCGGCCAGTACCGCACGGACCGGACACCTTACGCTCGCGAACCCATGCGCTGCCTGTCGCCGGCTCACCCGTGCCGGCGTGTGGTCACCATGGTGGCCTCGCAACTGATGAAAACGCAGATCGCCTTGAACTGGATGGGCGGTCTGATCCACATGGCGCCGTCCAACATCCTGGCGCTGTTGCCCAGCCTGGGCCTGTCCAAGCGCGTCTCCGGGCGGATCAGCAAGACTATCAAGGCAACGCCGGAGCTGGCAAAGCGCGTGGCAGCCAGCCGCTCACGGGACGCCCGCAACACCATGGACACCAAGGAGTTCGAGGGCGGCGCCCTGTACGTCACCACAGCGGGCTCTGCGGCCAACCTGTCGGAGCTGTCGGCGCGCTACATCTACGGCGACGAGGTCGACCGCTGGGAGAACGATGTCGGCCAGGAAGGTGACCCCATCGTTCTGGCGGAAACGCGGGCCACCAACTTTGGCCGCAACGCGAAGATCTACTTCTCCAGCTCGCCGACGATCAAGGGCGCCTCGCGGATCGCGGATTTGTTCGAGGCCAGCGACCAGCGTTACTACTACGTGCCCTGCCCATCCTGCGGACATATGCAGGTGCTGGAGTGGGAGCGCCTGCTCTACAACAAGGACTACAGCGCGGTTCACTACCAGTGCGCCGCGCCTGAATGTGATGTGCTGATCGAGGAACACCAGAAGACCGACATGCTCGCCCGAGGCGAATGGCGCGCCCATGGCAACGGCGATGGCAAGACGGTGGGCTTCCACCTGAACGCGCTGTATTCACCGATTGGCTGGAAGGACTGGCCCTCGCTGGCCGAGGAATTCGAAGACGCCAAGAAGGCCCAGGCCAAGGGCGACATGGGCCTGATGCAGGTGTTCTACAACACCCGCCTCGCCAAGGTCTGGGACAGCGCGCAAGAGCAGACCAAGGCCGAAGTGCTGGTCGCTCGGGCACGGCTGGAGAGCTACACCCTCGGCAGCATGCCGGTGGGCGTGCTGATGTTGACCGGTGCCGTCGACGTCCAGGCCAACCGCCTGGAACTAATGGTGATGGGCTTCGGCGTGGGCATGGAACGTTGGGTGGTCGACCACCAGGTGATCTGGGGCGACCCTGCCGATGAACGCACCTGGGCGGTGTTGGACGAAAAACTCAAGGTTCGCTACCGGCATCCATGCGGTGTCGCGCTGGCGATCCTGGCGACGGGTGTCGACTCCGGCGGTCATCACACCGACGAGGTGTATCAGTTTTGCCGTGTGCGGCGCTGGCGAAACATATTCGCGATCAAGGGCGCGAGCAAGCCTGGCCGCCCGGTGATTGCTCAGCGGCCATCCATGGTCGACGTTACGTGGAAAGGCCAGACCGAACGCGGCGGCGCCGAGCTGTGGTTTGTCGGCACTGACACCGCGAAGGACTGGATCTACAACCGCTACGCCTTTGAGGACGGTCCCGGCTCGCTGCACTTTGCCAACGACCTGCCGGACGAGTTCTTCGCCCAGTGCGTGGCCGAGCGCAAGGTCGCCCGATACGTCAAAGGCTACAAGCGTATCGAGTGGGTCAAGGGCAAGGCCGAGCGCAACGAAGCGCTCGACCTGATGGTGTACTGCCTAGCGATGGCGCACTACCTGGGCATCAACCGCTACCAGGAACACGACTGGGAGCGGGTACGCCAAGCGCTGGCTCAGTCCGGTTTGTTCGACGATGTGTTGGGCGTCAAGCCCGTGCAGGGCGAGCGCGTCGACGCTGACGAAACACCGGCACCAGTTGCGGCGCGTCAGTCGCTACCCGCACCGCCACCTGCTGCACCTGTCGCCCAACCGCGACCCGCTGCACCCACACAACGCCGCAGCTCCACCAGCGGTTACCTGAAGAGACGCTGATATGTCGTTTACCCCGAAGCACCTCGAAGCCATCGAGCGCGCCATCGCACGCGGTGAAAAGACCGTGCGCTATAGCGACCGCACTGTGGAGTACCGCTCCATCGACGAACTGCTCAAGGCCCGCGACGAGATTCGCACGTCGCTGAGTCAAGCCGCCGGGCCGCGCTCTCGCGTGATCCGGCTCACCCACGGAGGCAAAGGACTCTAATGGCCCGACATTATCCGACGCTGACCCGTAACGGATTCTTGCTGCCGTCGAACATCAAGGCCAGTTACGAAGGCGCCGGGGAGGGCCGGCGTTCGGCCAGTTGGGAAGCCACCGACAACGGTATCAACAGCATCAATACTCCAGCCCTGCGCAACCTGCGGGCACGTTCGCGGGCGGCGGTGCGCAATGACCCGTACGCGTTCAACGTCATCGACAAGCGTGTCAGCAACCTGATCGGTACCGGCATCACGCCCAGGCCGACCACGGATGACGCGGCCCTGCGCAAGCTGAAGCAGCAGCTGTGGGATGACTGGGTGGATGAGGCGGACGCCGACGAGTTGACCGACTTCTACGGCATGCAGGCCCTGGTGGCGCGCACCGTCGAAACGGCCGGCGAGTGCTTTGTGCGGTTGCGTCCGCGCAGCCCGAGTGAAGGCTTGGCGGTGCCGCTGCAGTTGCAGGCGCTGGCCCCGGAGTTTGTCCCTCACGACAAGTTCGAGACCGCCAAAAACGGCAACGTGATCCGCGCCGGGATCGAGTTCAACCCGGCCGGCAAGCGTGTGGCGTATTGGATGTATCTGTCACATCCACGGGATTCATCGTCGTTGAACGCCGGCTACAACCAGCTTGTGCGTGTACCAGCAGCGCAAGTACTGCATATCTTCGAACCGATGGAGCCTGGTCAATTGCGCGGCGTACCGCGCCTGGCTCCTGTGTTGAAGCGCCTGCGCAGCCTGGATAACTACGACGACGCGGTGCTTTTCCGTCAGGAGGTGGCGAATCTGTTCGCTGGCTTCATCAAGCGACCTGCACCAGAGGCGGGGCCGCAGACTCGCAACCCCGTGACCGGAGAGTTGCTGGTCACCGACCGCGACGGCTTCACGCCGATGGTCGCCCTGGAGCCTGGCACCATGCAGGAGCTGGGGCCAGGTGAAGAGGTGGAGTTCTCCAAACCACCGGACGCCGGCAACAACTATCCGGACTTCATGCGTCAGCAACTGATGGCTGCGGCAGCGGGGTCGGGCACACCGTACGAGATCCTCACCGGTGACATGCGGGAGGTCAACGACCGAGCGCTGCGGGTAGTGCTCAACGAGTTCCGGCGGCGCCTGGAGCAACTGCAATTCGGCGTGTACGTGCATCAGCTGTGTCGCCCGGTGCGGGCGGCCTGGATGGACATGGCGGTGTTGTCCGGCGCCCTGGTGCTGGAGGACTACGCGCAACGTCGGCGTGAATACCTGCGCACGCGTTGGGTGCCACAAGGCTGGGCCTACATCCAGCCGGTGCAGGACGTGCAGGCTCGGCGGATGGAAGTGCAGGCGGGCTTCGGTTCGCGCAGTGAGATGTGTCTGCGTAACGGTTACGACGCGGAAACCATCGACGCAGAAAACGCCGCCGACCTCGCCAGGTCCACTGACCTCGGCCTCAACTACACGACTCTTGATGCCATCGAGCCGATTGATGACAAGGAATTACCATGAGTAAAAAAGCCAAGCCCCGCGTTTATGACAAGGCGGGCAAGCAGGTAAAAGTCGCCGATAAAAGCTGGTACACCTTCCAGGCCAGCGGCGAAGCCGAGCAGCGCAACATCGAGATCTTCGTCTACGGCGAGATCGGCGCCTGGGGCGTCACAGCCAATCAGTTCGTACAGGATCTGCGCGCCATGGATGACGGCGTCTCACCGGTGACTGTCGCGTTCAACAGCATTGGCGGTGACCTGTTCGACGGCCTGGCGATCCACAACGCGCTGTCGCGTTTGGGCGAGCGCTGCACCGGGCGCATTGATGCCCTGGCAGCCAGCGCGGCCAGTGTCGCGGTGTGCGGCGCTCGCCGGGTGGTGATCGCGGCCAACGCCATGTTCATGATCCACAACCCTTACACCTTTACCGGTGGCGATGCCGAAGACTTCCGACGTGTTGCCGATGTACTGGACCAGACCCTGGAAGCGATCATCGCGGCTTACAAAGCCAAAGCGCCGGACATCGACGAGGTCGAGTTGCGGCGCATGGTCAACGCCGAGACCTGGCTCACCGCCAATGAAGCGGTGGCGTTGGGTTTGGCTGATGAAGTGGGTGATGGCTTGAAGGTCAGCGCCTGTCTCGGCCAGGGCAGCGTGCTGCAGCGTTTCCAGCATGCCCCGCCTGAGTTGCTCGCTCAGCTGGATGAAGAGCCGGATGTCGAACCGACAGAGCCAGTTATTCAGCCAGATCCGGCTCCTGTGCTGGACGCCGCCGGATTGGCACTACTGGTCACCAAGAGTTGCGCGGCGGCAGGCATCAGCAACCTGGTAGAGCCGCTTCTCGCTACCACCAAGCTGGAGAGCGAAGCGGTAGTCACGGCGGCGCTGACCAGGGCGAAAGCGCTTTACGGCCTCTGCGTTGCTGCACGGCTACCTGAGCTGACTGGCGAGTTCATCGCAGCTGGCCTGGATGAAGCTGCGGTCAGGGCACGTCTCTTCGACAAGCTGGTGAGCAGTGGTGGTGGCTTTGAAATCAACAACAGTCTGCCGCTGGACAATGACCCTGAACCCATGGTCAAGGCCAAGCAGGTCGACACCCAAGCAATCTGGAGCAGTCGTCAGGCAGCTCAGAACGGAACCTCGAAAGGAGCAAGAGCATGAAAACCGAATCGATGCACGCGGGCGAGTTCCTGCTGTCCGAAGGCGCTGGCAACATTTCCCGCGAAGCGATCAACGTCGCGGCTGGTGCAGCGCTAGAGCCGGGCCAGGTCCTGGGCCTGATCACCGCCACCAGCGAATTTGCACCCTATAAGCCAACCGCCGAAGACGGCACCGAGAACGCCATCGCGATCCTCTACGGCCCGCTTGGCGAGTCCGATGTTCCTCGTCGCGGTCGCGCTGTCGTGCGCTTGGCCGAAGTCAGCGAAGCCCACCTGACGGGTCTCGACCCTGCCGCCGAAAAGGCCCTGGCCGCCCATTTCCTGATCGTCCGCTAAGACGTTCACCTCACTTATCCATCCCGCCGCGTGCGGGATTTTTCGTTTCTGGAGAGTACCCCATGGCCGATATCGCCATTTTTGAAGACGATGCGTTCAGCGTCTCCTCGCTGACCGCTGCAATCAACGAACAAGAATACCTGCCTGGCCGCATCAGCAGCTTGGGCCTGTTTCGCGAAGAGGGCATCAGCACCCTGACCGTGCAGATCGAGAAGGACGGCGACACCCTGGCGCTGGTACCAGCCGGTGAGCGTGGTACATCGGGTCTGGTGGTTGGCGGGACCAAGCGTACGTTGATCCCGTTCAACACCGTGCACCTGCCGGAGCGCTTCACCATCAAGGCGGATGAGATCCAGGGCATTCGCGCTTTTGGCACCCGCAGCGAATTGCAGGCCGTCCAGGACGTGGTCAACAAGCGCCTGGCGAAGGCCCGTCGCCAGTTGGATGCCACCCACGAATTCCAACGCATGGGCGCGTTGAACGGCCAGGTGCTGGACGCCGATGGCAAGACCGTCCTGTTGGATATTTACAAATCCTTCGGCGTGAATCGCCAGAAGCTGCCGATGGGTTTGAACAGTCCAGATACCGAGCTGCGGGTCAAATGCGGCGAAGCGCTGGATATGCAAGAGGAAGCCCTCGGCAGCGTCACCAGCAGCGGTTCCCGCGCTCTGTGCGGCAAGAACTTCTGGAACAAGCTCATCGTTCATAAGTCGGTCAAGGAAACCTACCTCAACACCATGCAGGCCGCGTCTCTGCGTGGCGATGCCCGTGAAAGCTTCGAGTTCGGCGGGATCGTCTGGGAGCGTTATCGCGGCAAGGTTGCCGGCGTTGCGTTTGTCCACGATGACAAGGCGTTGCTGATCCCTGAAGGCGTACCGGATCTGTACATCTCGTCCTTCGCACCGGCCGACTACATGGAAACGGTCAACACCCAGGGCATTCCGTACTACAGCAAGATCGAGCCGCTGCCGTTCAACAAGGGCGTGGCCGGTGAAGCCCAGTCCAACCCGCTGCACCTGTGCACGCGGCCTCGGGCGCAGATCCTGCTGGAGATGTGACCGTGGCCTTCCGCGATCTGATCGACGATATCGACGATGTGGTCTTCGAGACCTTGGGCGACAGTGCCCAGATCGAAGGCCGCGCCGAGCCGGTCTTGGGCATGTTCTCTGCACCGTGGAAGCAGCCTGCGTTCGGCAAGGTCCACTCCGCCATACGCGAGCCTCGCTTTGAGATCCGCGTGAAGGATTCGGAAGGTCTCAGCAAAGGCCTTCGGGTCACGGTCGACGTGCCAGCATTAGATGGTGGTGGCGAATACGACCTGCTGCAGCTGGAGCCCAACGGTAATGGACTGGTGGCCTTGATCTTGAGGAAACGTGCATGAGCGTCGGCAGCTACGTACATAAGACGCGGGACAGCGGGATGCTCAATATCCAGCCGTCAGCGGTGCATTCCCAGGCGTTACGCGAGTTCGGGCAGTTAGTGCCCAAGGCTGCTGCAGCGGCCCAGCGTCGAGCAATTAATAAGACGCTGGGCAGGCTGCGCACTCACATCGGCCGCGCAGTTGGTAAGCAGGAGCGGATCGCCATCGGCGCCGTCCGGCAACGCCTACGGGCGTACCCGGTCAGCGGCGGGGCGATGCGCGGCAAGTTGTGGTTCGGGGTCAACGCAATCGAGGCCAGTCGGATCGGGAAGGCTCGGCAAACCCGTGCCGGCGTGTCAGTGGCAGGGCGACGTTACCAGGGCGCGTTCTTCAAGCAGGTGTATGGAGGCAGCCCTGATATCTGGATCCGCACGTCGAGCAAGCATTTCAACGCCACGGACTACCCCGGCAGTACGCAGGGGCGGCGCACCTCTGGCTTCATCGCGGAAAGCGACAACCGCTTTCCGCTTGCGAAAGCCAAGGTGTCGCTTGACCAGGTGCGACCGCACTTCGATAGCTGGGTCAAACGCGCCGATGAAATCCTGCTGGAGATCCTCAAGCAAGAACTCAACTTTGAACTGCAGAAGTACCTAAAGGGGATCGCCCGTGTCTGATCAGCCTTCCAGCCTCGACCAGTTGTATGAAGCCATCGAGCAGCACCTGCAGGAACATCTACCGGGGATTCAGGGGGTGTCGTTCTGGCCGGATCTGTCGGCGGAGACCACCCTCCCAACGCCCGTGGTGCTGCTGGAAATGGCCGAGATGGAGCCGGCGCAGGACACCGGTACCGGTGAAACCTCGCTGACCTGCAAGTTCGAGGCGCGAATCATCGTCGACTCGATCAGCACGGACCCGCAACGGCAAGCTGTGCAGCTGGCCTCTCAATTAGCGGTACTTCTACGGGGGCAAAGCTGGGGCTTGGAGGTCGACTGCGCGCAGTTCGTACGCTCCACCCAGGACTGGACCAAGCCCGAACTGGACGGCTACTTCGTCTGGCTGGTGGAGTGGGATCAGACCGTTTACCTGGGCGTCGAGGAGTGGCCGTGGCCGGATGAACCGCCGGGTTCTCTGGTCATCGATCTGGGGCCGGGTGTTGGGCAGGTCCGGCCGGAGGATCTGCGATGAGTTACGCCACCGCCCAGCATGACCGGATGATCGCTTCCACCGTGCTGCCCTGCGTTGTCGTGGCGGTAGATTTGCCTGCCGCCATGGTGCGTGTGCAGTCGGGCGATTGGACCAGCGCCTGGGTTCGCTGGCACAGCCAGGCTGCTGGCAAGGCGCGCCACTGGCGCGTGCCGAGCCTGGGCGAGCAGGGCGCGTTGATCAGCCCTAGCGGCGAGCCGGCTATGGGCACGTTCCTCCCCGGTCTGTACGGCAATGCTGGCGCGCAACCGGACAACCGTGACCATGTCGAGGTTTGGCGGTTCGACGATGGCGGCTCCCTGGTCTACGACTGGGAGGCCCACAGCTATACCATCGACCTGCCGGCCGGCACCGTCACGGTCAAGGTCGGTGGCTCGGTGCTGGAGATGACACCGGATAGTACGCGACTTGTATCGGGGGCGATTAACCTGGTGGGCGCAGTCACCATCGACGGTGCAACTCTGATCAACGGCCAGTTGAACACGACCGGCGATATTTATGGTGCCGGCAAGATCATTGATGCCGGCGGGAACTCGCCAAATCATAAACATTGATTCCGACCCGCCTAGTGCGGGTTTTTCGTTTTAGGAGCATCCATTGATGAGCAGGAACAAACCCGACAGCCAGGACGAGATTGGGCCAGGCCGCGTGTTTCGCGACACGCTCTTTACCTCCCGCACATTGGTGCTGCCCGATGGCAGCACTATGGCCGTGAGCAAGGCCCGCGTAACGGCCACCACCGACGAGCAGCTCGCTTTCCTTATGACCCACCCGGAAATGGTGCAGGAGTAACCCTGATGATCGGAATGGATCGCCGCACCGGTCAACCGCTGTCCGGGCTCGACCATCTCCGGCAGTCCATCGGGGACATTCTCTCCACGCCGGTCGGCAGTCGGCGGATGCGACCTGAATACGGCAGCCAGATCCGGCGATTTGTCGACTTGCCGGTTAACGCTGGCTGGAAGAGTGCAGTACAGGCCGAGGCGGCTCGCTCGCTGGAGCGCTGGGAGCCGCGGCTAAAGCTCGAACAGGTGCAGGTCGTTGCCATCGTCAGCGGCCGCATCGACTTCAAATTAACCGGTGAATACCAAGGCGAACGCCTGCTGCTGGAGGTGTCGGCATGAGCACAGTGGATTTATCGGCACTGCCGGCGCCGCAGGTGCTGGAGGCCTTGGATTACGAAGCGTTGTACGAAGAAGGGCTAGCTGCCTTTCGTGGGCACATGGGCGTCAACTGGTCGGCAGCGCTGGAGAGCGACCCGGTAGTCAAGCTGGTGGAGCTGGGGGCGTACGGCAAGATGCAGAACCGGGCACGGGTTAACGATGCGGCCAAGGCGCTGATGTTGGCGTACGCCGAGAAGGCAGATCTCGACCAGCTTGCA